CATAGCTTGTTGGTAAACAACATCCATATTGACAGATGGGTCAGCGTATGCAGTATGCTCTAATACTTCTGTATTCTCATCTGAAGCCAACATTTGTAGTTGTGCATCTGTAAGACCTTTATACTCGTATTCTTCTGTTTCTTCGTATTCTTCTGCGTAGACTTTTACATAGCCATTCTTAGATAGTAATGCGTCTTTAAACCATACGTAGAATATCTTAAACCCTTCGTTCTTTTCCATAACGATATGGTTAATGTAATCTGTTTCTTGTTCTGCTGCTTCTTGATCTTCTGGACCTTTAGGGTCAAACTGAACAACCTTGTCACCAGCTACGAATACTTTAAGTAATTGTGGTAATGCAGCTTCAATCGTATCTTGTACGTCATAGCTAACTACTTGTGAACGACCTTCTTCTTCGTTACCGAAAGGTTGACCTAAGTAGTAGTCAATTGCAGCAGCTCTGTCGTTAGATAATGCAGAGTCATTGACACCATATGCAATGTTCTCTTCAGCTTCTACACGAGCTATGATTTCCATGTCTTGTAACTTCATTAAACAATTCCTCTATTTGTGTATTGTATCTTCTCTCTAGACCATGATTCATTCTTCATAGCTTCTATAGAAGTACATAAATATCTGAAAGCATCTGCTCCATGAGAGAACTCATCATGCAATGGTGCGCCAGGTTCGTTAGTTGCAGAGTTTATACTTCTGCGATAATTCTTTAAACATTCCACAAGTCTATTAGCTGACTTATCAAAGTATATACGGTGGAAGTTCATTCTTGCTAGTTTAATACCAGACTCTATATCTTGTTTAGGAACGATACGAATATCCCATCCTAGTTTACGCATAATATCTTCTGCTGATATACCATGCTTAAAGTCTTTAGACTGTCCGTCATGTGGTAAGAACATTGTACCCCAATTGTATGGTAAGTTCTTGAGTTGTGCAGAATAGCTATCTAAAGTCCTATGATCATCTTCTATGTAACCAATAATGCGTAAGTCTGATACACCTTTTTGGCATAGGATAACTGACATCGAATCATTCCATCCGAGATCCATAACTACATGAACCTTTAACATAGGATCATAAGGGACATTAGTAATACGATTATCTTCTTGTGCTTCACGTATCTCGTTAGCATAGATAGCACCATCTACAGCAGCTTTACAATCACCTTCCCATATATTTGCATAGTCAGGGTTAGTCTTTAAACTGTGTTGGCGTTCTATCTCTAATACTTCAGGAAACCAAGGATTGTCAGTATAGTTTACTTTTACAACTTTAGCGTTCTCTGGTGGTTCTACTACGAATCTTTGGTATGTATCGTCTGTATCTATGTTAGGGTTAAAACTTACCCAGATTTCTGAGTTTGGTTTACGTATTGTAGGAATAAGAATATCCCATGACTTCTTTGATACCGTTTGTGCCTCTTCCACCCAGACGATATCACATCCTTCAAAAGACTTAATACTTTCCACAGTATTAGTAGCCAACCCAGTAAAGCTAAATGTACTACCGTTAATACCTCTAATCTCTGCTTCCAAGACTTCATAGAAAGCTCCTAGACCTAAAGACTGTATTTGGTCATTAAGTAATGTATGAACTGACTGCTTGATAGACTTTTGTATTTCACGTGCGCATAAGACACGTGTTGGCTCATTAGCTGCTTTTATAAGCAATGCTCTTGCCATAGACCATGACTTACCTGAACCTCTACCACCGTATGCTACTTTGTAACGGTGTGGCTCAAATAAGAACTGTAACTTTTCAGGAAACTCAGCTATCGTTTGGTTTGACAAAGTTGATTCCTATACCTAATGGGATTTCTCCACCATCTACACCACTTATCTCAGTAGATGATAAATCAGGTAATGATTTACGTAATAGTATCTCTATAGCTTTCATGCGACTAGGTGGTATCTCAGTTTGACCATTAAGTGCATGATCTTGCAAGACATTTATGAGCTGACTTGTCTGTATTTTAGTTCTTACTTCGTCTTGATGTCGTTTTCTTAATCTTTCTGCCATGATATTGCAACTCCCTTAGGTTGGTTGCCCTCTATTGTTATTTCTTTTTCTTCTTATCTTTGGGTTGTTCTAATAGTCCACTAATAGGAAATGCCATAGTGGCTGCTAATAAGTCTGGTTCATTTGCTCTTGCTGGGTCAAATGCTGCATTTACTGACCTTAAATTCTTATTGTTTAATAGCATTGTATTAATTTGTTCGCCTTCTTTAACCTTAGCAGAGTCAAAACCAGCTTTCTTTAATGCTTTTATCATTCCTTTATTTTCTAATGTAGCCCAATCACCTGTAGATATTCTATCTAACCAATTTTCTGGTGGATAGTAATAGCCATATCTTATTAATTCAGCATCATTTAACTTATTTATTTGCTCACCCATTTTTGATAAATTTTCTGGGTTTGTATAATCAAATGTATTTTTAGGATTAATTAATAATTGCATTACGTTAGGATTATCTTTAGGGAAACGTTCATTAACACTTCCAGCATAATATGATGCAGTAGTTGGATTTTCTGTTACAAAATAACCAGTACCGCCTTTTTTAGTTTTACCTCTTAAATCAAACTTTTCAATGTCTGCACTTGTTCCATGATATACAGGATTTTCTACATTAAATCCCATAGCCTTAGCTCTATCAATAGCTGTATTGCCTTTGGGTAGTCCTAGTAGCGTTTCTGCATTCTTAGAGGCTATTTCTTGAGCTTTCTCAAACTGTGTTTTGCTTAGTAATCCTTTTGTGACATTCCCTACTTGGCTAGTAGATAGTCCTAAGTATGGGTCTTGCAAGTAAGATGGCATTTGGGCATATCCTTCTGCAAATCTTTGTGCAGCAGGGAAGTTCCCTGATAGTATGTCCTGTAATGTTGCCATATTAAAGCTCCGATTCTTTATCTTTTCCTTTTAGAGGATATATCATTCGTTTGTATGTATCCCACCATTCTTGACTATAGTCTGTATTCTGATAGTCTTTAAAGCATGGTGTGCCTAATGTGTGATGCACTAATTTAGCATCTGGATTGTATTCGTATTCTGTTTCTAGCCAGTTCCATGTTTCGTCTAGCTTACCTACTTGTTCTTCAGGATACTTTAGCCATTCAAATCTGTGTAGGTATTTACCTGTTTGTTCTTGAATAAACTTAGGCGTTAGCTGACGGTTTAACCAATGTGAGCAATTCCAGAGCATTACTGAAGACCAGTTCTTTTTAGGATAGTCTTCGTTCTTTGCACCTAGATATTTAACTGGATGCTTTGTTGTGTAGTAATGCTTTACGACTTTAACTGCTTCGTCATTATCAAAGTTAGCTAGTATCTCTGCTATATCTGTTCTACAGATCATATCGCCATCCACAAAGAGTGCGATACCTTTAAAGTTATTTAGATATGGAACTAGAAAGCGTGAGTAGATAAATGCGTTACTACCGTCTGTATGCTTTTCTTCGTAGTCTTTTAAAGTATTTAATGCTAATGGTGTAAAACTTACCGGTATAGATGACTTCTCTATAACTGACTGACAAAAGTTATGATAAGCAATGGGTTCTACCTTGCCATCATATCCTACATATATATCTAGTTTTTGCATTACTTCTTTTTGTTGCGTGAACTTATAGCTTTTGCCTTTGCTTTTGCATCTGCTTTACTAGATGCTCCCCATGCTTTTAGGGATAGTAATAATCTTGTTGGTTCACCGTTAGGTTTACGTTCTGGTCCTGGCATATTACCCATACGAGCTAAGAATGATGCACGTCTAGGATTATCACCTGACTTTACTGGTGGCTTTAGATTACCACCTGTTTCTTTATTGTAAGATGCACGACCTTTAGCGTTTAAACCGCCTTTAGGGTTCTTACCTGCTTTCTTTTGCCAAACACTCATTTTTTCTTAACTGGCTTTGCTGATTGTTTTAGAGCTTTAGCTGTAGGTGCGCCTTTTGTACCTGGCTTACGCATCTTTTCACCTGAGCCTGCTGCTATTCTTTTACGCTTAGCATGGATGTTAGCCCACAATCCTGGTTTACTTGCCACGTTTAGCAGCCTTCTTCATAGGTTTAGCAGCCATTTTCTTACCTGACTTCTTAGCGTATTCTTTAGCTTCTTTCTTACCTTTTTCTGTGTAAGCAAATTTTTTCATTCCGACCATTGGCATAATTATTTACCTTTCTTTTTAGACATACCAGCTTCGCTATAGGCAATTGCCACAGCTTGTTTAGGATTTTTTACTACTGGACCTTTTTTACCACTATGAAGTTTTCCTGCTTTAAATTCTTTCATTACTTTGCTCATCTTCGCCATCTTGCCTTTTTTCGTTGTTGGTTTCTTCATAGCTTTTCCTTAATTTAATAAATCGGTGGTCATATTGACAATCAGGACATTTATCATAGCCTGTTTCATCATACGGTGTTCCGCA